TCCGCGTTCCCCAGCAGAGCTTTCAGCAAGGGCTGACTGCTGCTCCTCGATGACCTGAAGGATAGCGTCTTGCCAGGAGAGAGCACCCGAATCGATACGTTCCTGTAGTGGCGACAAAAGCTCCTGCGGTGTGGTCTTGAGGGTCCCGGCCACAAACTGTAGCTGCCTGAACCCAGGCACGTTCAGGAGATCGTTGAGAACCACAAAGTCTTGAGTTTTAATCTCCTCTGTCTTTGCCTTCCGTATGTCCCACTGTGCCTGTATGGGTTCTGCGGCCTCGGGAGTAACCTGAGTGAGCCCGAACTTCAAGGCCTCGTCTACCACAAAGTCGAGGGGAGCCTCATCTACAAATTGCTGCGAGACCATCTTGTACAACTCAAGCGGCGTAATGTTCATCTCTTGAGCCGCAAGCTCCAGTAGGTCGAAGTTGTCTGCCTCCTGTAACGCCTCGAGAATCTGGGCATCGTTGAACTCATCAAGCTGCTCTTTTTGAACCTCTTTCTTGGCCCGTTCGATCTTCAAGTCAGCGATGCTATTCTTAGCGGCCTGGACCAGTTCACGAGGCAGGTTCTCCGCCTCATGATCGAGGGTGCTCTCCACGACATCGAGCAGCGTTATATCGCCACGGTTAAACGCGCCTATAAACGGCGCTATCAACTCCCTGGAGGTCTTGCCAAGTATCTCTGCCGCCTCTATCAATTCCTTCGTTCCGGGAAGAGGGTCTTTATCCTCATCCACAAAGAGAGAATTAACGTGATTCTCGTCATCCCTTCTCTTACGCCTCGCCATCTCCGCCCTGATCTCCGTCGCAGCCTCTTCTGGAATATCTAGCAGAACTCTATCAAGAGCTGCCTTCACTTGAGCGGAAAGGTTATCGGAGAGGTTTATCCCCTCACGCCCTGCCGCTTCTGTTACCTCTTTGAGGAGGTCCAGGACCGAATCCCCTGTGATCGCAGCGGCCTTCTTGAGGAGGTCAAAGTTATCTGTCCCCAGATACTGATCCAGTCTGATTTCGTCAAACGACTCTTTGAAATCCATATCTGTTTGCTGTTCGTCAGCCAGGATTGGAGTGGCGAAGTCCTTCAAGGCCTTGGCAATAGCAGCATCGAGGTCTGCCTCCGTAAGAGCCAGCGCCTCTGGGCTCGAAAACCACTCGCCTGTGGGCAACTCTACATCCGCAATCTGCAGCTGAGTCAGTTCTCCCTGCACCGCAGATGCCAAGAGGCCAAAGTCATCCGGCCCCAAAGCGCTTAGGCGTGTGGACTTTCCCCATGCTCCGCCAGGGGCAAGTAACTTTGCCCATCTGTTCCGCAGCCTATCGGTAATCGCCTCGCGGGTCATGGCGGAATCCTCTAGCTGGTCGACAGCGACGATCTTCTTCCTGGTGTACTGTCCTACCACATTGGTAAGACCAGCCCGAAACACGATTGGAGACTGGACCATCTCGCCGAAAAGCTGCTCTGCCCACTTGCCCACACTTGCCCACAGTCTGTCGACTTGGTCGTCAGTTAGGTCATCCTTCTTTTTGGCGATTTCTATCTCCATAAGCGTACGCATTTCACGTTCAATGGAACCAGACATACCTAAAATCTGCATCTCGTCCATGCGCCCGGTCGTAAGGGCAAATCCCGCCACCTGACCATTGAGCATCGGAAGCAAAGCCTCTGCTTCATCCCGATCATCCGTCACAAGAGCAAGCTCGAAGGCAGATAGAATCGCGATCTGCTCATCGGTAGGATCAAGGAGGCGGTACTTTCTCCACTCAGCCCTCAGCTTTCCCTCAAGTGTCTTTGCTTCCTCTTCCTCAGCCGCTGCCTTCCGTGCCTCAGCGATAGCGGGAAGGCCTTGGAATATCCCACCCTCTTCTGCAGGAGGGGGGATTTCAAACGGGCCTTCTCTAGTTGTTAGAGCCAATACATTCTGTGTTAAGAGACGCCGTTGTTCAACGGTGAGTCCTTCAGGAGAGGCAAGGGGAAGCTGAGGGATGATGGAGGCACGGCTAACTGAAAGACTCCGGATATACTGTATCTCCCGTGCCATCCTATCCGCATCAACAATATCCGAAACCGAGTCGATGATGTTGACTGGGTTAATGTGCGCGTAGGGGTTGCCTCGTGGGTCCAGTAGAATCGCAGCTAGTGCTGGCCCCTTCAGGGTTTGGGCAAATATCTGGTCCCTTATTAGGTTGGCCTCATATGAGTTTGGATAGTATCCATGCTTTTCCTTCCAGTTCTCGGCCAAGATGGGATAGATAACCCGGTCTTCCGATTCCCGGCCTGGATACGCCGCCTGAACGGTCTTCGCAACAGTCCAGTGACGGAATATGTAATTAACACCTTGCCCCGCCGCAATCTTCCTGAGGGCTTCGTCCCTAAGCCCACCGGGCTTTCTCGTGCCAGTTACAAAATGGTACACCACGCGAAGGCGCCGATGCTCACGGTCAATCTGTTCTTGTGTCAGCTCGCCAAGGCTCTCTTCCCATTCCAAAACCTCTATGGGAATAAAGCCTAAGCCCTCTACAACTTCTGGCTGTGGCATTATTGCCTCACTCGCGGTCTACCGCCAGGGTTAGACAGGTCTGTTACCCCATTCCCGCTTGGCTGAGCCCCCGCCCGAGGGTTGATGCCTCCCTCTGGGCCACTCGGCGTTCCTGCCTCTTGCCCGCCACCGAACTGCTGCTGCATCTGCCGTATGAGCATTTCAGCAGCCGCAGCATAGCCACGAGCCTTGAACTCATCACCCCTATCCAACGCGGCCCTGCCTTCTGCCTCCAGCCGCCCTATACCGTCGACAATAGCCATCGCCTCGAGGAACGGCTCCTCCCTGATGCGCTTCATCTCGCCAGCAGGGTCCTCAACGCCGCCAAACTCGTCCAGTATGGTCTGTAGACTCATGTTCTGCTTCCCGGGGCGCAGAATCCCCATGGTCTGAGCCCTCATGATCTGGTCGGACGGAAGCGACAACTCTATCGTGACTTCAACATGATGAGAGTCGGGGATGCTCGTTCCTTCAAACTCCTCATCGAAGTAGCCAGCGTTGGTGCCACCCCGTATCCTCCCCGATACCCTCATCGGCTCCGTGACCTTCTTCTCCTCAGCCAGCCGTCTCCAGTTGGTGAGCCAGAAGTGATCAACCTCTGAAAACACATGCTCCATGGCTTCGCGTGCCGGGGCCAGCACCGTCTCCGACTGGCGGTTGAGCCGGTCTATGGCAACTCCCGAGGCTGGGAACGGGATGCTGCCGAATGAGGTATCGGCAAGGAGGTTACGCTGCTTCATTGCCCCCAAGTAGTCGAGGAGCGGCATGGTAGAGCCTATGGAGGTGGTCTGTTGCTGGAGGTCTATGGCTTCTCCGGGCCGGATTCCGAAGACGTTGAGCCTCTTCTCAAAGTCCTCCTTGTTGAACGGCACGTCCCCAGAAAGCGTCGTCACGACCCAGTTCCGCATAGCGGCGTTTTCCACGTCAAGGCTGAGAAGCGTGAGAAACTTGTTCAGGGCGTGGTAGGTAGTCTTGGCGGTCTCAACCATGGCTTGGCCCATGTGCATAACCGCCTGTTTGGGGTCTTTGTAGTAGCTCGCAGGTAGTGTGAGACCATTCACTGGGCCGTAGAGAACCGGGATGGAGAGCAGGTTCTCCTGTCTTGTCAGAGGTTTGACGAAGTGACCTCCCATGGGGTCGGAGGTGATGCCCTCTTTCTTCCCGCTCTCAACCAGGATAAGAGACTCGAGCACATCTGGGCGCTCGGGTTTTTCCGAGTTATGCCTTACCTCCCAGTGATCGAGGATAGTAACCGCGTCGGTATCCGGCCCCTTCAGGTTGGAGAAATCCCAGTTGTTCGCTATAGCCCGACGTTTGAACTCCCCGATGGTCGTCGTATACTCCCTGTCCACAGCGAGTAGGCCGAGGCGGCGCCCGCCGAACTCCGGGTAAACCTCCGTAACGTCCCAGACGTCGGTGAACAGCTCGATCTCACCGTTCGGCAAGACAATCGGCTCCATGTAGGTGCAATACCACCCGAGGAGGCACCAGCCTGCAAGGTCGCGCTCGTACGACTCCGCGTTGGAGCGGTACCGCAGAGCGTTATTCCACCTCCATGCCCCATAGAGCAGGCGCTCGACAGCGGAGTAGGTGTCCTGAGCTTCTGGGTCGATGTTCTTTAACATGGACTGGGCCATGCGGTGGCGGGGTTGGGAGTGGGAGAGGATGTGGACTCCAAACGCATGGGCAGCGCGGAGGTCTCCGATAACGGTGGACTCTTTGTATTTGCTCTCGTTGACCATCTCCAAGACCCTCATGGTCTCGTTGATGTAGGCGTTCCTAGCCCCCCAGATACCCTTTCGGTCATTGGCCTCGCCCAAGATGCGCTGTAGCTCTGCTTTTTCAGTTGTCAATCTTCCTACCTCCCCTTGGGCGGATATTCTGATGGAAGTAGCTGCCCTTGCTACTCGCTCTCATAAAGTCCTGGTGTTCTTGTGACGTCACATCATCGTACTGGATTTTTGCCCCAGTCGTAAACTCCACCTCAAGAACACCGCGCTGATAACCGATGCCCTTGATGAACGAGCTAGTCACCTGTTCCCGATGCATCCTCTTTCCCCTTCTCGATGATACTGATCTCCGCAAAGGCCTCCACAACGATTGCACTGTCCTTCAGCCTTGCCAGAGGGTGAGCCTTGAACACCAAGCCTCTCTCTTCTCCAGTGTGAGGGTGACTAAATACCAGAAGCACCTCATGGGCTGCCACCTCGACTCCCTTGAGGGTCATCTGGATAACGTTTTCCGAGATCATGGTCATGATGTCTTCAGACGGCATAATCTTCATTACCACTCTCCTTGAACGACTCTTCTCGTCCGTCCCGAGACACTCCTCACCATCATGAGCCCCTGGTTCCTAGCCACTATAGCTATAAGCTCCGCAGACACGAGGTCATCTGGCTTGCCGCCAAACTTCCCCGGCTCCAGCTCCTGGTAGGCCCTCATCTGCCTCAGCGTCCCTGGATGCCACGATCTCCACATCCTATCGGCTATGAGCTGCCTCAGCAGCCCAATCGCCCACGGTTTGGTGGTAGGGCCGGTATGGAACCCGTACTGGCCGTCGCCACCAGGAGCAGAACCCACCTGATGAATATATATGTACGGATAATGCTCTTCTCGGAGCAAAAGGTCAATGAGCCCATAGGCGGCATTGTTGTTCTCGACGTTGATGAGGGCATTGTTGTACCGTCTCCCGAGGGTAGCGAGGATTCCAGCGGCCTCTCGGGGCGGGATCTTGCCCTGGACAGCAGCTGCATGCTCCCAGTTCGGGAGTTTCCTGACCGTAGCGGTGGTATCATCCGACTGCGGCATCCCCTCCGCAGGGTCAACGCCGATGACGTACATGGATCCGGCCTGGGGACCAAGGTAGATGCTCACCTTACCGTTGTACTCCGTATCCACCGGCTCCCTGGCGCTGCTGAGGAGGTCTGTAAGGTAGGTGATATCGAACACGTTGAACCCGGTGAACAAGAAACACGTTACGTCGTCCTCACAGAATTGCTCCAGGAACTTGTCCTCCGACCCCACCTCCTTGATCTTGTACCGGCGCCAAGCGATATTCCGCTTCGTTAGCCCATGTGCGAGCATGAGGCGGGTCTCGTGCTCGGTAAGCTCCTGGTTAGAGCCAAGGTAGAACTCGTCCATCTGGTAAGACGGTTCCCACCACCATTCGTACAGAAAGCCCTTGTAAACGCTATCTCCCTGGACAATGCCCTGGTAATCGTCGTAGAACTTACCCCTGGCGCCTCTAGGGCGGCTCTCCTTGACGATTCTGGAGAACGTCGCGTCAACCGGCAGGAGGTTACGCTCGATCTCCTCGTAGTCCGAGTCCTGGAAGGCCGCGCACTCGGTGATGTGGACCCGGTTTAGCGTCATGCCCTGTCCGATGTCGTGAGAACCCGAAGCAGCGAACAGGAGGACAGATTTCTCTTTATTTGCGAAGGTGAACTCCATCCTATGCTGGTTCCCCATGGTGACCTCGCAGGGCATGAGCTCCTTGTGGACGGAGTTAACGAACAAGCCTACACGGTCACGGTGCTCTGGAAGGTGGGTTTCCTCGGGCATCTGACAAACGAAGAGGGTATTGATGTTCGGGGTTAGCATTGATTCAGCGGTAAACTCGGCGTTGATCTGTGAGGAAATGCGGATCTGCCTAGCCTTGAGTATCTGGTCCCTCATAGTCCTCTTGGGCCAATAGTCTGCCTGGGCCTTGGTCCAGATCATCGGCACCATACCGTACCGACTGTCCCGGTGACGTATCTTGAAGAGTGTCGAGATGAAGACGTATGGGTCCTCCTGAGAGGCCCTTAGAAACGCCTCGACGCTCTGATACTTCTCGGGGAGAGTGATCTGGTCCGTTGTCACTCGACGACCTCCACAGTGTCGGCATCGACAATCTTGAGTTCCTCACGCTTCTCGAGCACGATCTTGATGAGAATCTCCTGCGGCCCCTCGATCCTCTGCTCGATCTCTTTGCGCCCCCGCTCAAGCTCGGTGGGCAAATGCACCAGCGTCTTCTGGGCGTCGTGGATGAGCTTGGCCTTGTCCTTCCCGGCAGCACTCATCGAGAGACTGGCGGTTTTCTCGAGCCGGTCAAGGTTCCTCGGGGCGTACAGCCCCGCTAGGCGCTTGAGGTACATGCTCGCCTGGTCGGGGTACAGGAGGTTATCCCAAAGCCGTTTGAACGAGTAGTACCGCGGGTCTTTGTTGTTGAGCCACCCGGCGAGCTGCTGGTAGCCGATTCCAGCCTTCCTAGCGGTCTCCGTAGGCGAGTCGTTAGGGTCTCGGATCAGCAACACCCGCTGCTGCACAGGGGTGAGGGCCTGGTAGAGCTTCGCAAGGTCCTCCGAGGACTCGGCCCAGCCAGTCTCCTCCTCCTGCGTGGCAGGAACGAGGTCTGCGTTCTCGGGAAGGTCGTCAAACATCAGGTGTTACTCCCTCTAACTGCTGCCCATCCTTCTCCAGAAGTCCAAGTTGTGCCGCTATTCGCGATTAGTGGCTTTCCCTCTCCATGAAGGTCGTAAGAAGTGGGTGGACCTAGCAACCCACGCCAGAAAGTACCTCCATGCAGATAGTCAAGAATAATACTAAAACTGTCCCGATATGTCTCTGTGACCCTATCAATCCGCCAGTCCCAGTAAGCGTTAAGCTCCTCCTCCGACATGGCGCCAACCTCAGCAGCCCTGGTCTTTATCTGCCAGTCGTGCGCTTCCTTTAGCGCCGCCATCAGGTGGATGCGGCACGAGACGGTAAACGCTGCGCCCCAGTAGGCGTCATAGGTCATCGCCCCTCCTCGCTCCAGTAATACTCCCACACCAGCTCGCTCACCGTCGGTGCGTAGTGTCGCTCCCGATGCCCCTTCGGTAGCCGACACCCCACGGTCCGCCCATCGAACGTCGTGTGCGCCTCGCACAGAGGCTTCTCCCCTGCTTTGCGCAGTACGATGTCTTCCGACACTTCTCTAGGGGTGAAGCTACTGAATACTGCCATCAGTCCTCCGCGCCATTCGTTGATGCCTGTATCCGCTTCCTCAGCGCCTCGTACATCTGCTGCCAGCGCCGGACGTTGTGTTTACGACCCTTGGCACGCCTAGCCTCGCGTTTCCGGTCCCTGCGTTCGGCCTTGAGGTCATCCACCTACTGCCTCTCTTGCGGCTTTTCTTCCAGTTCCATCTTCCACGCCCTGCAGGTGTGGTGACAACTGTAGGCGCAGGAGTAACAGATCTGCTCTGGCTCCGTACAGTTACAGACGAAGCTCATCTCACCCTCGATGATATGGGGGCCTGCGTGGCACTCGCAGTAGCAGCTGCATAGGCCCGCAGGGGTCACCCATACCGCTGGCCCCATCAGTCTCCTCCTTTCCCTGGCTCTGCGTCCACATCCCGCTCCTCTAGCACCGTGGCCTTGCAGAGGTAGCTCCGTCCCTCAGTCAGAGGCCCCCGGTGGAGCTCCCTCCTGGCGCTCTCCTCGCTCAGGTGGATTGTAACATGGTTCATCGGACACCCTGTCGGCTTCCACTCACGCACAACCAGAAACACCTCCTGCTGCATCGTGCTACCTCCTCAGATAGGAACTTTTCAGCTTTTGGAGCGTAGATCGGGGCTATCTCCTGTAGAATGGCTCATCTCCCCACCTGTGTTCCATAGACCCATCACCCCAGCTACGCATGCCCTCGTGCTGTATCTGAGAATGGTGTCCCTGTTTCCTCTCATAGACGAAAATGTAGCCATGCCACTTCGTCTTCTCGAGGCAGTATGGCCCGAATCGCTGGTACTTCCTCATCATCTTCTCCTGGAAGATCATGCTGCATAGCTCCTAGATACGAATAATCCCAGAAACGAGAGAGACGTCGGGGAGCGATATAAAGACCCTATATATAATCGGCGCGAAACAAGTCCTACCCCTACCCCGGGGGCCTCCCGTTTCATGCCACGCGTTTCATGTAACACGTTTCCTCCTCTTATGCTTCCGCTTCACAGGCTTGCCAGCTGGCCCTAGGCCCACGGCCTTGAGTAGCGTTGCCTTCGCTCTCGTTTGAGCAGGATACCGTGCCTCTGTGGCCCTATGTTCCGCCAGCTTCTGGTTCAGGTAGTCACGGGCGGCAAGGGTGGGGTCTAGGTGACTCTCGCCGTAGAGGGTAGCGGCCTCTTGGATGAAGCGTGCTATGGCCTCATGGCTGAAGTAGGGGCTGTAGTCGGTGTGCAGCTGGCCCACGGCCGGGTGGCGAAGGCCGTTGTGAAAGAACCTCTTGCATCTAGGGTGGCAGAAGCGATGCGTCCGCTTGAAGGGAAAGAAATCCTTGCCGCAAGCGTCACAGGGACGTGCTACATCGGAGTGGCGCCTAGCTGCAGCTAATACCCGCCCAGCAACGCTCAACGCTTCTCTTGTAGCTACAGGCACCGTTGTAGCACGTTCCACGTTTCACGTTCCTATCGTTTCAGACTCTAGGCTTAAGAGTAACTAGAAACTAAAGAAACTGTCAAGCCTCTAGTTACTAGGTACTAGAGCCAAGAATCTCTCTTCTCTCTTCTTCCTCTTAGGTTTCTTCTCTCTTCTCTCTTAAGATTGGAGCAAAAAGGCCCTAAAAGGCACCGGAAATCTATTGAGTACTACGTATTCTTCGTGGTAAGATTGTCTCAGGAGGTGAAGGAATGGACTACCAAGAGCTTCAAGAGCGACAGGCGGAAGTCGACAAACGCTTCACGCTTAGGTACTACTCCTCATCAAACAGAATGGCGGCCATGTTGAACAGATTCGCCAACGGATGCATTGAAGATATGCTCATTTGTGAATATTGCGGGTGGGAGCAAGAGCCGGAGCTTGTTTATATGGGGGTCTGCATCCAGTGCCTTGACCTACGGCAAGAGCCGACACGGCCAAACTTTCACGCCTAGGCTTGTGAAGCCGCTAGGTGGCCTCTGTGAGGGGATAGGGGCCACCAGTCGGAAGCACAAATAAGATTGTCTCAGGAGGTGAAGAAGTGAGCGAACACCAGCATAGTTGCCAGGAATGCGGCCGTCAAGAAGATTGCTCTCCTGCGGACGATTGCATGGGCGAAGGGGTCAACCATTGTGAAGAGTGTTTAAGCAGATACTACCCCTGGCCCGTCGAGTATCCGGTAATCATCAAACGGCACATACACCTTACAAAGAGGGGCGAAGCGGTGCTCTTAGGGAAAGAGGCTGCAGGCGATAATCACTTCTACACCCAGCGCGTGAATCCCGAAGGCCGCCCATTTTGGGGCCATTACCGCCTAACCCTTGAAGAGGCGCTGGAAGATTTCGAAGAGCGCCGTAGTAGCTAGGCTTGTGCGCTGCTAGGTGGCCTCTGCGAAGGGACAGGGGCCACCAGTCGGAAGCACAAACGGGAAGGATGGTGACACCATGGGCGATAGAGTCAGTATCAGCTTCAAGAACGCGGATGAAGAATCCGTGGCGCTTTTCAGCCACTGGGGTGGTATGGGCTTCGTAGAGGAAGCTAGAGGCTACGTAGAGGACTTAAAGATAGCACAGCCGCAAAGCATCCTAGGGCATGGGCCTCTTGCAAGGCGTGAGCCCAACACCGTCATGGTCGACTTCATTCGCTACCTGACAAGCGCCATGCCACGAGTAGAGGGCAACTACTACCTAGGCAAGGATGAGACCGAAGGCGACAACTCCAACAACGGACACCATATCATCGAGCTTGGAAACTAGAGGAGAGAAGCAACTATGATGGCAGCAAGCTACCCTACCAAGAAGAACATGCGCGAACACATCGGTCAACCACTGCGATACGTTGAAACTTCACTCTTTGGCGAAGAGTACCACGGCGACGGCGTATATGCAGTAGTCGGTCCAGCGCCCTACGTTCGCAAGTGGTACGCACAAGTGACGGTAAAGAATGGTGTGATAGCCAAAGTCAAATAGATTGCGCTTGGCTAGCCCTATCCTAGCACCCTAGGGTAGGGCGCTGACAAAGTACAGTCAAGGAGAAAGTGATGGCAACCATAGGCAAAATATCACCGGGCAATAGGAAACTTGGCAAGTCGCCAGCAATCGCGAGTTGGAACATTCCCGCGGGCCCGACATGTCCGGGAGCTACGGCGTGGTGTGCAAAATACTGCTATGCCAAAAAGATTGAGCGTATTTACACCAATTCACGCATAGCCTACGCACGCAACTACGGCGCCACGATCCCGGCGCTAGACGCAAGAGTGCAATATGTTCGTATCCACGCTAACGGCGACTTCTACAACGTCAACTATATCCAAGAGTGGACCGACTACGCAAGGGCAAACCCTGGCGTGCTATTTTGGGCCTATACGCGCTCATGGCGTGTCCCTGATCTCTTGCCTTCCCTGGAGACGGTGCGAGCGCTGCCAAATATGCAACTATTTGCAAGCGTAGACCCTAGCACACCCGAGAATCCGCCCATAGGGTGGCGCGTTGCTTACGTCGACGGTACGCCAGACCAGTCAGGCTACCCTTGCCCGGAGCAATCCGACCGAAAAGAGAGCTGTCTGGCTTGTGGCTATTGCTTCAAGGGCAAAAAGCATAACGTAGTGTTCGGAGAGCACTGAAAGGGGGATCATATGGCGAATTTTGACAGTAGGGTAAAGTGTAGGTGTTGTGGCAATCCCGTGATAGTGTTCGACGGCCACCCAATCCATACCATGTGCATATCCAAGCATTGGGGGAAGCACGTCTATGGGATCAATGGCTCACGGTGCAAAGAGTTTTGGCAAAAGGCGCGATATAGCAAGCTAGCTAGGGCATAAGCCCAGAAAGAAGCGAGTAGCTTAACGAAAGGCGGTGACGCAATGATCCGACTAGTCCCACAAGCCGGGGTCAGGGAGTTGATGCAGGCAGCGACAGAGGTTGTGTCAACCGAAAACGATTTCAACATTGACGGCAACTGCGTTTGGTGTGGTCGGGATACAGCCTACGAAAACGATGTTCGTAGCATGGAATGTGATAGTGGTGATTGCCCTGCATTTGTGTTACGAGGGGCCATTGCCAAGGTACGAAGCGCACTAGCCTAGCCTCCTGCCCCTGCCCCTGCCCCGTGGGGCGTACGAGGGGACACGCCTCACGGATCGGGAGTATGAGTAACGAAAGGAGCAGACCATGGCGAACAGTCGGACATGCCAAGCCTGTCTTGCGGGGAATCACAGGGGTTGTACTCCTCGGTTCCAAGGGAGCACCAACCGCATGAAGCTGACAGGCTCACAACCAAAGCAGAGTAGCTACAGCTACAAGTGTCCTTGTAAGCATAACTAGCCCGTGACGTCACACAATGCTCACACGAGAAAGGAGGTAACTCATGACAGCCACAAAGCGCCTACAGTGCCGGCACCTGAAACTTGATGGGACCCGCTGCCTCCACACCTGGATACCGCGGCGCACCGACGAGAAGCCCGTGGTATGCCCCAAGTGCAAGAACTACGACTGGGAGAAGGGCCGGGATCCGAAATGATCCGCACGCTCGGGCTTCTGGCCCTCGTCGTCCTGGTCCTGGGCTGTGCCCCAGCCCGGGAGTCCGCCCGAGTGGTCAGGGTGATCGACGGTGACACCATCGTCGTGCTCCTGGACGGAGAAGAGGAGCGGGTCCGCTACATCGGTATCGACACCCCGGAGCTCGGCACTATGTGCGGAGTGAAGGCAAGACTGGTGAATAGCCTACTGGTGAGCGGAAAGGTGGTGCAGTTGGAGAAAGATGTGTCCGAGAGGGATAGGTACGGGCGGCTCTTGCGGTACGTGTACGCGGACGGCGTGATGGTCAACGCCCGGCTTGTCGAGGAGGGGCATGCGAAGGTAGCCACCTACCCGCCGGACGTCAAATACAGGGGGCTTTTCTTGAGGCTCCTCGTGGTGGGCAGCTGTTAAAGAAAGGGGGAGGCTATGAATTGTAGCGTGATTGTTTGGACTATCATGGCGAGGCCGAAAAAGTGGGTTCCTTGTGGCTATCCTGCACCGTACATATATCTCAGCTCCAGCCGTTGCCAAGTGCACATGGATGAAATAGCTGAGCTGCATGGTCGGTATCAGCCACCACAAGACCTAGAAGAGGAGCCTAAGAAATGACCGGCACATACGACCTCTCGGACCGCTGGCGCATCGCAATCGCCGTCGGCTACGTGATACTGCACTACTGGGATTTGATGTGGAAGGAGTTGGAGTGATGGAGTATATGTTGAAACCACAGACGTTGTTCGATAACTTCACTCAAGCAGCAGAGAGAAGTTACTTGCCAGAAGTAGCCCAAGAGTTTCAGTTGCAACTTCTTACAGCCATAGCCGAGCGCCTGGAGGCCCTGGTTGCGGCAGTGGAGGTCGGCAACGTGACGCAGGAGAAGATCGCCGAGAGCCTCTACGCCCTAGCAAGTAAAGCGGGTAAGTGATGGCCACCTTCGAGCAGACCTGGAAGATGCTCGGCCTCCCCGCTGTGGCGTGCGTGCTGTGCGGCGGGACCCAGGAGATCGTACACGCCCGATTCAAGGGCAAGGAAGAGATACAAGCCCTGTGCTTGTCGTGCTACGAGAATCTTTGGGAGGATAGCCACCCACCAAAAGAGGAGGCAGAGTGAACGTGTCAACCGAATGCATACACCCGGAGACGGAGATCCTGAGTCAGTGCTGCGACTGGCCGGGGTCCGTGTTCGAGGGCCGCTGCGGTAGGTGCAAGGAGAATGCGCTGTTCCAGCGTGTGTGCGTAGCGTGCAGAGAGACGGTAGAGGAGGCGAAATGAGCCATACGCCTTTGCCTTAGTGTATAATATAAGGCGGAGGTGATTAGTGAAACCGTGTAGGATTTGCAAAGTGGAGCTTGAGCCTCGTTACTGGCAAACAAGGAAAGGAGATTATACTTGTCCATCTTGCCTAAGAGAGTACGGGATAGAGTGGCGTAAGAGAAGACTCGCAGCCGGCTTGAAAGTTGGTGGTAGCAAGACGTGGGACCCCAAAAAGAAGGAAGCTTGGTTTAAGGCTTACTGGGCCAACCCAGCGAATAGGGCTAGGAGAGCCGCCTATATGCGGCGCTATTCCAAAGAACCTAGACTTCAAGAAAGATTCCATGCTAGGTGGATTTTGAGCAGAGCAGTCAAGTCTGGAAGAATATACAGACAGCCGTGTGTTGTTTGTGGGAGGCAGCCAGTGGACGCACACCATCCAGATTACGCTAAGCCATTAGAGGTGGTATGGCTGTGTAAGCCACATCACCGAATCCGGCACGCCAAAGCAAAGGAGGCACTACATGACACAGAATAGCTGGCCCACCCGCATCAAGGCCCTCCGCATGGGCCTCGGCATCTCGCAGTTCCTGCTGGCGTATCAGCTCGGAGTCTCGCTCAATACCGTTAACCGATGGGAGCGGGGCTGGACCCAGCCTCAAGGCAGGTCTATCCACGAACGGGTTGAGGAGTTGGAGAAAACTCTTGCGAAACAATCTTGAAACGCCATTCGTTATATGATATACTCAGCTTACGATGAGTAAGCAAGTTACGTGGCGAAGCACTGTCAAGGATTGGCTAAAAGCAACAGGGCATTACCAATGGTGGTTAGCTGAGGAGGTTCGCATTAAGCCAGCGTATCTATCAGGGTTACTAGGAGGCGCAGCCTCACCTAGCGGTGCACTCCTAGTACGGCTAGAAGAGGTTATAGGAGTGAAGCTCGGCACCCTCTGGCTCATGTATCAGCGGGAGCTAAAGGAGAACAGCGACGGCTAAGACGATCAAGCGCCTCGACACCGTCGTCTGCCTTGAGTGTAAGTGGGAGATCCCCCGTGGGCCATGTCCACGGTGCGAAAGATAGCTTCGGCCCCGCTGAGGGGCAGGGCTGAGGCAAGAAAGGAAGCAATGGCAGGTACGTGCGTGATATGCAAAAGCACAGCGAGGCCCCACTTAAACTAGCAAAGGAGGAATCATGCCAACAGAGACAGCGGGAGAAGGATTTGCATTAGGCGCCAAGGTCAAGAACCTTGGGGAGCAGCGTAACGGTAAGGGATGGGCCTTGACATTGGACCACAAGTGGCCCGGGAGCCAGTTCGATACTATCCTAACCGGACAGGACTGGGACAAAGTAGAGGGGCTATCCGTAGGGATGGAGATCGTGGCTGCTATCACAAGAGGTAGCCTCAAGAAAGACAGGGCCGGGAACGAGAAGTCAGGGCAGTACGAGAGTGACTTCTTCTGGAATGTCCACACGATCAATGCCCCAGGCAATGGCGTAGCAGGGGAAAAGCCCAAGGCACAACCAGCTCCGAAGGCCGCGCCGAAGGAAGCTCCCCGTGCGCCCATGCAAGGCCAGGATTTCGGGGAGACGTATAGATATATATCGTGGAGCGGGATGGCGGCTAACGCACTGAGCATGATCCCTGACCTCATCGATGCCCATAAAAACGACGAGAAGCCCCTGAAGTACGAAGACGCTTTCCTGCTCGCCATGAAACTCCAGCTCGAGAGCGTTCGTAGAGAAGTAAGCCGCTAATGACCACCAAGACGCAACCCACCATCACCCGCCACGACTCGCCTCGTGGTGGCTCTCGCATGTACCGAGTCAAGGGCTACGACGAACCGATGCCCTCCGTTACCACGGTGCTGAATATGTACCCGAAGCCCGCACTTTGGGGATGGTATAACAAGATGGGCCGCGAGGCTATGATCGAGAAGCTAAAGCCCTATCTTGGAGAGAGATTGACTTATGAGATGCTTGAAAGAGCTAATGAAGAGGCCAAGAAGCGGCCCGAGAAGGTGCGGGATGCGGCGGCAGACTTCGGGACTCAAGCGCACACGCTCATTGATTTGATACTAAAAGGCGCAGAAGTTTCTATTCCTCCTGCATTTGATTCTGTAGTTACTAATTTCTCTGCTTGGCATACGGACACTGGCCTCGACATACGCATGGGCGAGGTGATGGTCTACAGCCCCACGCTCCTCTACGCTGGGACGTTCGATGCGATGGGGTATACCGAGTGCAAAACGTGTGACCCCGACACACCTCCGCACGGTTTTGGGTGCCCTACCTGCGGAGGTTCCTTCAAGCGCCCCGTCATCATCGACTTCAAGACCTCGAACGGCCTCTATCCAGAGATGGACATGCAGTTGGCTGCGTATGGCTACGCTTGGTCCGAGATGTTTGGCGAACAGATCACCGAAGGGTGGCTCGTGCGATTCAGCAAGGACACGCCAGCGAAGCCAGAGGATGCGTTTGAGGTGAAGAAAGTGGAGGGGCAGCAGTACCAGGCTGCACTCGAAGAGTTCAAGGCGATGCTTGAGTGGTACAAGAAACACGAGGCGAGGAAGTAATGAGGATAGATATTAACGAAGCCCAGCTTAAGACAGCCACTGTTCAAATACAAACGCTCACTATAAGCGGGAAGCAGGTGACACTTGCTGTATTTAGGCAGTTAGTGGAAGAGAGAATATTAAGTGATGAGCTAGACTTATTGGGTATCCCGTGGGGGGTGGTGAACTACCACCCTGATGGGTGCAAAGATTCCAAAACTCATCTTCATGTTGTTTGGCAAAGAGGAGATGAACTGAGGCGATCTCTTCAAGACAAGCCCTTAGACCCGACAAGAGTAGTTGAACCCATATTGGGATCGGAGTGGCTTAACGCGGCTGTATTAGATGGGTGGACACCGAAGGAGGATGTGGGTTCTTACCGTGGAATTCGTGTTCGTTTCGAACATGGTGTGGCATCTATTTGGATAAGCGATGAAGCTATGAGTTTGCTGAGGTTCCCATCTACTAAGGGCTACGCTTTTAACTGCCTGAAGGAGAAGGTCAACAACGACGGGCGGTCACGAGAATATCTTGTATCTCTAGTAAACGAAGATATCCGGCAGGAGACACAGTTCCGTGGAAAAGAAGTGCAGCGCTGGAACGAGTTCAAAGCCCTTCCCCAGTTATTTATAGCGGTATAGCCCATGACCCCCGCCGAGAAGCAGCGCATCAGGGACCTGTGGGCGTGGCTCACGGAGTGGGAGATGGGGCACTCGTGGGACGGCGGCCCAACGAAGGAAGACATTAAGCGTGGGATGAACATCAAGAATGAACGAACTCTATATGGCCGGTTATGGTACTTGGGCGCTTTCGGTATGATTGAGTGCCACCCGCGGGGATGGAGAGACTTGTGCATCAACGTCCTCGTCCCGCTGCTCACCGATGGGGTCAACGCTAGGATCATGAAGCGATGACCACGCATAGCTCCTACTGCAACGAGAACCCTGAGACGCCGCACCACTGGAAGGGGCCTGACCAGGACGGCGTAACCCCCATCTCCAGCAAACCCTCCGTGTGCCTCAAGTGTGGAGAGGAACATTACTTCGTGCTGCCGGCGAGCTTCAGCGACGACTCCTGGGGAACACAGGCAATCAGCACCAAAGGATCGCCAGACTTTGTGCCGCGGATGCGACACCGGGGACTGGGGATGTGGGGCAAAGGGGAATGAACGCACTCACCCTCACCGTCTCTACGCTGCCAAACATGAAGCTCACCACCAACGGGAGGCGGGCCTTCATTCACAACCCTTACGGCCTTGCCAAAGCCGTGAGAGTGGAGCGGGAACGGGCCTACTGGCTGTTCACAGAGGCCCTGCAAGGCCGCCAGCCCCGATTTGAGCGCGTGAGGCTATCATGGGTGCTTACCTTCCCCCAAAAGCGCAGTAGGGACGCAGACGGCATTCTTGGAGGCGCATTAAAAATCTGGCAAGATTCCATCGTGGATTTGGGAATCATCAAAGACGATTCTACCGAGTATATCATCGGAGTACCCGCACTAGATATTAAAGTAGACAAGCTCCGAGCGCCGGAGATGACGCTGAGGATTGAGGCGGTGCCATAACTATGCAACAGCTCGAGATGGACCTGGCAGCTGGTATCCTCTACCGCGACCAGGCCCTTGCGTGGTACGAGGAGAACGCCGCCGACTGGCTAGCCCTGGCCCGTGCCGCTGCGTACCAGATATGGGAAGAGCATGGCAGTGTCACCACCGACGATGTGCAGGAGATGATCGGAGAGCTAGCCTGGGGCTACAGCCGCAACGTCATCGGGAGCATCTTCAAGCCGAGCCATTGGCAGGTCGTGGGCATGGTCCCGACCCGCAAGCCGAAGGGCCATGCGAGGCGGATATTCGTGTGGAGCTTGAGGAAAACTGCGACGGCATAAGCTTGACAAACACCCCTGTCTCCTAATAACATACTTACATGACACAACTACGTCTCCCGCAACTCCATTGCTTACGTTGCTATAAACCTTGGATACCCCGCACTGAGCGAATGCCTCGGGTTTGCCCGAAGTGCCACTCTCCGTACTGGGACCTCCCGCGCAAGGAGAAGGCTAATGGCCCTGAAGATCGACTACAAGGCATACCTCGCAAGCCGTGAGTGGCGGCTGAAGCGCCGAGAGGTTATTGAGAGGGCCAAGAACCTCTGTGAGCGGTGTTCTCATGCGCCGACACAGAGCGTGCATCACCTGACCTATAAGAGGATTGGGAACGAGGAACTGTATGACCTTTTGGGGGTCTGTAGGCCATGCCACGAATATCTGTCAGCGGAAAGAGACGATGATCCAGCGGTAGCAATAATTAAAAGGCTTTTAGCTAGTGGCGACGTAGTCGGTGATTGGATAGAAAATTTCGACGGTATCCCTTGGCTCCATTTCATGGGAGAAGAAACAGCTCATGGAGTTTTGCACCTTGACATCTCCACTACCGAAGACTACAACAGGATGAAGCTAAGTGACCCCTCTCTTGCGGCCCAACCAGTGATTGGTTTAGTGCCTGGCGTAGTCGCAACGTGTGTCTGGTACTGATATGCATGAGTGGCGCAAACTCTATGGGAAGAAGCTCTCGAACTCCGAGCGCGTAGCTTCCATATCCTTCGAGGCCCGTTGGCTCTACGTCTTACTACTCGGCCTACAGGACGACCACGGACAGTACCCATGGACCCCAGTGATGATCCGTTCCCTCTGCGCCACCACAGACTGGAACACTAAACGCGCAACAGAACTCCTCAAAGAAATCGAGAAAGCAGGGCTTGGAGAGACAAAGGAAACGATGTTTGTTCTAAGGAATGGTCAGTCTCTAAACGGAGTTCCTACCAGCGGGAAGTACGCGGGAAGAGCAAACCTCTACCCTGTGAACGAGGAGAGAACTTCACGGGTAGTTCAAGAGAAGGTCAGGAGTACTCCTAGAATAGAAGAGAAGAGAATAGAAGAGAAGAGAATAGAAGAAGAGAAGAGCGTCCCCGACTTCTTAGAAACCCTCAGAGAAATCCCTGAATGGTCAAAGGTCACCGCAGACAAAGAGCAAGAATTAATTAACTGGCTTCTAAGGAAAGAGGTCTCCGACAATTATGCCGAGCGCGAGGCTCTGTCACTAAGAGAAAAGTGGTGGACCAAGCGAAAGTATGAGTACGCCAACCCATTGCTCACATTCAAGAAGTGGGTGTTGCGCCCAGATATAGGAGTTAACCATGGACAGCCTACAACCAATTGGCGGGGCGATCCGTTCCTTGGGGATAAGCGGAACATCAACCGAATCCAAGGCTTCGACAACTCCGCCGACAAGTACCGAATCGCCCAACAGTCCGACACTCCCCCACGTAAGCCAACCACTGCCGAATGAGGCGCAGTGCCCAGTATGCACCTACTTCGACGTAGGACACCCTGACCTCAAGCGGGAGCTGTTGGGAAGAGACCCTTCCGGGCGGCTGCTCGATATGGCCCGCTGTCGGTGTCAGAACGAAGAGGACAGGGCAAGGCGGAACGAGGAGATGCGGTGGATTCAGTCCAACCTTCCGCTCGGGATCACCCGCAGAACATTCGACACCTTCAACCTTCGCGAGGGCACTAAGGAAGCGTTAGCAGAGGCCTGGGACATGGCCTCGGGGAAGGGTGGGGTGTTGTTCCTAGTGGGGAGTACCGGCACTGGGAAGTCCCACCTACTGGAGGCCATCGGGCGCCACGTGCTGGAGAGCAGGAAGGATATTGACGTGCGGTACGAGACCTCATCGGGCCTACTCAACCGCCTACGCGAGGCGGCCAGCTCTAGCTCTGACCTCGATATGGCAGAGCTATGGAACTGGTATCAGCGTCGCGAGGTCCTGTTGCTGGACGATATAGGGGCGGAGAAGCCGAGCGAGTTTGTGGTGGAGCGGCTAACCTCCCTGGTGGATGATCGGTTAAGGAGGGGAACATCCCTGGCCATTGCGACGAATCTCACACATGAAGAGATGGCCTCCCGATTAGGGGACCGCCTAGCCTCGCGGCTTTACCAGACCAACCCTTCCCTGGGCGAGATCCGCCGGGTCACCATTACCTCGGGGGACTATCGGATGGAAAGGGGAAATGAATGAAGCAATTCCGCTGCCGATGCTGCGGCTCTTGCTCTACACCATTAAATACCTGCGCAGCCATAACCAGGAGGCCCCTGGCGTTAACGAGAAGGCCCCTTAACGCCGCTCATGGTACTCTGATAGGGTCGAGGGGAGAAACGAAGGGCTTTTGGGGGAGGTTGCGATGAAGAAAACCAAAGAGATCGAGGTTTGGGTCTGTGATTCATGCGGGCGAGAGCAAGGCTATCAGTTCGAGGCCTGTTCTACGTGCAAGAAAGAATTGTGTGGTGAGTGTTCTACTTTCTATACCGTACAAGTAGAGCGAAGGACTCCCAGCGGATCGTCTATGGGATTCGTGAGCATAGATCTGCATCATGAAGGACTTAAAATCACTCTTTGCCCCACCGATGCAACTTCTTTGGAGAAGACACTACGGGCAGCGGGGTTCGAGCAGTTCAACTACACGATAACCGCTGTTTAGTGTATCCTCGCCCCGTAGATCCACTCGATGAGTCGCTTCCCATAGACCGCCGAGGTCCCGACAAGGGCCACGATCAGTGAGATCCCCGTCGCAGTCGATGTGCTGACCACATTGGTTGCGTCGAACCAGGCGTAGATGAACTGCATCAGCACAAAGAAGAAGAAGACGGTGGTGTTGTCCAGTTCCCACACCGAGTAGCGGAGCTGGAGGCGGGAGAGGAGCCAGAGGATTCCGAAGATGAGGGCGGTTCCCATCCCTCCCGAGAGGCCAATGAAGAAGCGAGTGGCGCCCGTCGGCACCTCTCCAACGTAGGTGACGCTCCCAGCGCCTGCCCAGGTGAGACGGATAACCGTTTCGACCCCGGCAGTCTTGGCCCACAGAAAGTGAATCCCTTCATGGATTGGCGTGACTACCCACCCAAACAGGATGACAGCCACGAAGATGCCGAGAAACTTGAGCGTGTCCTTGTACATCAGTCCCTCCTAAACCAGCTATAGATGTGGAGGCCAGCCAAAAAGGCAACCATGAACCCGCCAAAGATGCCAGCCCACTCCCCGAAGCCCACGACGAGCCGGCACTCGCACAACTACTTGGCTGCCTTGTAGGCATCGATGACTCGCCACATCGCGGACATTAACTCGCTGCGTTCCTTATCGGTAATCTTGCCGTCCTTGCTAGAGTGCTCTACCACATCTAGTAGGTCTAGCGCCGCACCGATGGCTTTCCTATGGACGAGTATCTTCAGTAGCAGTTTCATGCTACCTCTCTATATCAAAGATAGACTTGACCGCTAGAGTGAGCCCTGTTGTTATCGCACCAATAACGCCTCCCAGCAGAGCAGCCGTTGAACTGTTCAGATCATCAGCGTTATCGATCAGGTAGACGAACATGATGGCATCAAGAGCCAGCATCGCGAAGATGACGCCATAACGAAGAACTAAACGTGCCATACTTTCCATCCTATACCTCCAGTATCCTCAGAATCCATCCCACGAGACCTAGCAGTGCGATAGTCCCGCTTATCGCTATAGGCACTGCCCACTTCATGACAGAGAGCCCGCCCTTGATTTCACTCAGGGCGCCTTTTATATCCTTGAGGTCTCCGTTAACCGATGCCTGGTGATCCTCCAGTGCTTCTAGCCGTGTCAAGTGAACCAAGAGCTTCCCGCCGTGATCGGACAAGGATTTCTGTATTGTCTCTAGCTGGCGCTCACTTACCATTGATCCTTTTCCCTACGTCTGCCTATTCAGAATCTCTGCGACAAGCTGCGCCGCCATGTGAGGGTTATTCTTCAGTGCCTTGACCGCAGCCTTCTTTGCCACAGCCAAAAGCTGCGAAGGCTGGATCCCTGTGAAGTCAACGCTTATCGGCACCGTCTGCATAACCGTTGTCCCCTTGAGAAGGGTTAGCTCAAAGGACAACACGTTCCCCTGCATAGTAGCGTTTCTTGCCCCGAACTCCATTAGACGACCTCCTGTGGTACAATGGGAAGCAGCCGTGACGCAGGAACGTCCGGCTGCATAGCACTGAAAGGAGAAGTCTTCCAATGCATCCACAGATTAACACAAAACCACTCTGTTCTGTTCCGCATTGTGAAAAGAAACCCCGCGGGTATGGCTATTGCTCTATGCATTACACCCGCTGGCGCAACTATGGCTCTCCGTTCAGGGTAAAACAGCGTTCTGAATGGGTCTATAAGCCACCGATCACACGCTTTTGGCCAAAGATTAAGCTTGACCCGACAACTGAGTGCTGGGATTGGACGGCTTCTAAGAGTAGGGATGGTTATGGTTGCTTTAAGGTTGGCCGAAAGATACTTCAGGCCAGTCGTTTCTCTTACACACACTTTGTAGGGACTATTCCTTTCGGTCTGGAAATTGACCACCTTTGCCATAACCGTTCTTGTGTAAACCCTAAACATCTTGAGCCAGTAACTAAAAAAGTGAATGGTGAGCGGCAGGATAAGACACGATTGTCTATTAGCCATACCAAAACACATTGCCTTCGTGGCTACCCATATATTGAAGAGAATATTTGGCGCGACCGAAAAGGGATTCGTTATTGCCGAGCATGTTCTCGTTTTAGGGATCAACGCCGACGCTCCCTTTTCAAACCACTTCTCTCAATTCAACCACGACTGGCCTCATGCTCTCGGGCTTCTCAATGTCCCCTCGTTCGGAAGCCTCCTGCTCCACGAAGTACGGCTGGATCTCGACGTTGGCACTCACGGCATTAGACGGGCCTTCGTCAAATGAGAAGGCAACGAGTACGCCCTTAGCGATGCTCGTCTCGAGCTGGGACATCACCAGCTCTGGCCGCAGCGACTCGTCCGACGCCTCATAGTCATCAGGGTCACGACTCACCCTCATGCGCCACCAGCGCGGCTTGAGCCCGGCAGCAGTCAGGGGGTTGGGCTTGTAACTGAGGCTCAACGCCCTCACCTTCGGAGCATTGGTGTCCGTCCCCGCAGCGCGTGCGAGTGTAGCCTGGAAGTCAAGATCGTATGCCTCAGTGCCTACCCCAGCGGTGGTATCAGTCTGGTCCACCCAACGGTACTGACCCCTCGCCTCGATCTTCGACGTGTTCGTGACTTGGTTGCCACCGTTCGTAAAGAAAACCAGGGCGATGTCTTCATCAGAAGAGAAGTCATCACCGATGACCTGGATGGTAAAGAACCCGTTCAGCAACACCTCGGAGTAGCCACCGAACCGGGAGGTGCGGATAAGTCCGCTGGCCGCATAGGTGTAGCCGGATATTTGCGTGGGGTTGTCGAGAATATTAAGGAAGTAGAAACCGTCCACATCATCCGACGTGCTGGTGTCCTCCATCATGTGAAGCCGGTTCGTCCCGTCATCCTCCCGGCTCACTGCAATGGCCCGGATCTGCCTATCGGCGGTGCTGTTGTAGTAAGGACGATGCCACTCGTGGTCAGTGAGCTTTGGTTGCAATGGGTCGGTGCGAAGAATCATCACATGCCCATTGTGGCTACCATCCGCTCCCCCCACGGCAGCAAACACCCATGGCCTTTCGTTACTCACGTAGAGGTCCGTCACATCGCCCTGCTTCGCCGTAGGGAGTCCATCACCCACACTCTGCGGCCCAAGGTTGATGACGTTGAAGATCCCCGCCTCTGACCAGAACCCCTGATAGACGTTCGGGCCATCGGACCAGGCCAGTGAGTCCGCGCCGTTCACATAGCCACGCTTCACCTTCCCGGTGAACACACTGGTAGGATTCAGATAGGCGACCATGCGATCATTCTCTAGGTATAGCCCGTCATAGGCACTTATCCAGGCAGACTCGGTGCCGCTCGAGTTGGGGTAGGCGATGATACCCCGCGGCAGCTCCCGCGAAGCCACCGTATCGGCTATCGTTGGCGCACTGGTAGAGTCAATGTCTGAGATCGTACCCCTGAACCATCTCGTCGTATAGGTATGGTCATCAACGTAGAGAATATTGAGCGTCCCGGCCACGATAGCCGCGTCGATGTACATGAAGTTATTGTGGACCTGCGGGCCAACCACCTCCCACACAGCGTTGTCCTGGCTCACGGCGAAGATCCGTCCATTCTGCCCGCCCGACTGGTCGAAGGGGTACTGGCTCAGTGCCACGACCCGGTACTCGGTCTCCAACACAGCCTGACAACCGTTGATGTTGGTGTCCGTATCCGCCGTGGTATCGGTCCATGTGGACGGCTGGTCGAACACCACCAGCTTCCCGGCCACCTTAGCGGGCTGAGCCCCACTGAAGGTCAGGTTGCTTGTGGACTCGATAAAGGAGGCGTGATTAGTGACAGTGGTATCGTCAGATTCGGTAACCGTAGTGCCGTCGTGGTAGAGCTTGACGTTTGAAGCGTTCCCGCTCGTCTCCTCCGCAGCCACTTCACACACAAGCCAGTCCCCATCCTGCGTGGTAACTGCCGAACCCGAGAAGGCGGTATCTCCAAAGCTCTGCTCTGTATTGATCGAGGTGTTCTCCGAGCCGCCAGTGTAGGCGACGTATGCCGTTGCACTCCCGACGATATACCCGACAACCGTAAGGCTGGAGGGCCTGAAGACATAAAGCCTGAGCCCCCACTGCGTTGCGGCGGTGACGATGTCGTCCACCTCTCGAGCTATGTTGAGCTTCCAGTTCTGAGCACCGATGGTCTGAGCGGCGAGGGACGGGGACGCACACCGTAACAGCATAGTGTTGGCGTTGTTCAGCGATACCGCCCCAATGGGGATCTGGGTGGCCCCAGCGGTGGTGTTCATGGTTTGAGCCGCCGAGGTGCCGCCGCTATCGTATCCATTAGGGAAGGCGCTTCCCGCCACCCCACGATCATCTGTTGCTACGTGGAGGTAGAACCTCGTGGTCGTAGTGCTCGAGATGGTGGCGAACTTGTCTTGCGCCATGGCAAACAGCTCGCCGCGGGCCTCCTGGAGGCGGTTGTACTGGATGGTTCCCGCAGGGATGGTCATGGTGTTCTTGAGAGGTCCGAGGGTCAGGAGGTTGGGGAAGAGTGAGTTGACATTCTCCTCATCCCAGATGAACCCCCGTTTGTGGAACCGCTGGTAGCCGATACCCCAGGGTGGCGCCCAGACTTCGCGCCTATGGGACATGAGGTTGTCTAGGTTGGGCTTCCCGGACTCAGGGGCAGTGTCAGGAAACCCTTCGACGGGAAGAACCCCGTGTTCTATCAGGCCCTTCGTGACGTAGGATGACCCGTCAAGACTGAAGCGGCCCATTATCGAACCCTACGGCTACCCGGGGTTACGTGTCGCCATGGGCTGCTCAGGAGACGTCGCTCTGCTTCCTCTCGCCAGTCCGAGACCTTCATCCTGTCCGCTATGGAGCCATCGGTATTGTAAATCTCCAGCACTGCCCGGAGTGCTACAAGCTGGGCGTCAAACTCCACGTTGGTCGCCGCAGCAATGGTGTCGGTGCGATACCCATGGCCTGTCAGCATCAGGTGGTGCTTCCAGATAGCCCCCGACCCCTGGGCTATCCACAGAAGCGGGGTGCCATTCGTCTGCTCCCGCACAAGCCGCCAGTAGTCACGGCTAAGAGGCTCTGGATAGTACCGACCCACTCCCGAGCTCTGGTGATCGGGCAGCCCATCGCTCCCTATCGTCCCTCGGCTCTTCTCCACGTAGATGTCAGTAAGGTGAGTAACCCAGTGGGGGATGCGGTACAGCTCAGGCCGAGAGTGCGGGAACAACCCCGCATCATCGAATCGCACGGTTTGGGCATTCCCCGAGAGAACATACGCCTGGAAAGCCATCTGCGTAAGCTGGTCGTCCACCTGCACGCCTAAGCGCTCCAGGCGTTCCCATCCAGCGGTCCCAGTGTGGTCCCCCGAAGAACCACCAACAGTAGTGAGTAGAGTTTGAGTGCCAGTTACCAAGCGGCCCCGTGCGCGTGTCGCAGCAGAAGCATAGGCCCATAACTCGAAGTCAACCGTCTCGTTGGCATACTTGCCCCAGTCGAGGATAAGCTGCTGGAAGTAGCCCTCATTAGTGCCGTCAGAAACGATCTCTCCCGAATAGGTATCTAGGCCCGTGAGGTTACGAGCGAAGGTTGTCTCTTGCTGCCCCGTTGCGCCCGTGCCTTGGACACTCCACCCATCAGAGGAGAGATAGCGCGTAAGGATGAAGGAGGCAGCGGCTACGGAGCTGCTGCTGTCCCAGTCCTGGAAGTGGGAGTTGGAGAGGATGTTGCCGTATTTCAACGAAGAGTCGCTGAACGGCGGGTACAGCTCCAACGCCAGCTTACGGATAGCATCTCCAATGGCCTCGAATATCTCTGCCGGGTTGTGCTTGAGGACGAGAACCCCCGAGCTGCTAGTAGGATTCGTGGTCCAGGTATCTACGGTGAAGGTGCGGGTAGAGCCAGTATAATCTTTGACCCTTCGTGTTTGCCCTATCCCCGTGCCGGATACGACATACAGAAAGAGGTCGTTGTAGGCATCATCGGTCTCAGACCGCACCCCACCGTCAGCAGCGACAACGGTGGTGCCAGTGGCGGAGGCAGCGGTAAACGACTCACGACGGCTGCCAAGCAGCCTCGCCACTATAGGCACAATCCCTGCCGCTGTTGTCCTTACAAGGAATGTGATAACGCCCTCCTGGTTTAGCTATGCGCCAGCTTTACATGGGCTTTCATCTTGGGGTGTATCCCCAGTGGAGCCGCTGCGGTTATAGGAGTGCCGCACTCCTCGCAGAACTTGGTAACAGGGCCAGCCTGGGCCACAGCCTTGTGGCCTTTCCCCTTTTTGTGCTGGGGGATAGGAGCGCCACCGTTTTGCCCAAGGGCTTTAATGAGAGCCTCAGAGGTCCGTTGCTCCCGCTCAAACCTTGCGTCCTCCTTGCGCTCTACCCGGTCCTGCTGGATCGTGTCCCACGCTTCCTTGTGCTTCCTTAGCATGTGGCGCCTAAGCCCGGTTGTACCCATGAGCTTTCCTTGCTTGGCGCACACCTCGAGGTTCAGCTCATCCATGCGGCCCCTGTCGGGGTGCAGGGCGCTGAGCAGACAGAACTTATCCGGTTCCCGCACCTTCCCGATCCACGGGCGGTTTGGGGGAAGATACGCCGGACTCCCATCTGCGAGCTTCCACTTGAGTACCGTAATAAGGTTGTTCCTGTTGATGGGCTTTATCTTCCCATCACTATTGCGCCGCAGGTATACATATCCTGCGCTCTTGTCCAGGGGCTTGCCGTCAAGATCGGTGGTCATGATGGTGGGAGTTCTTTCGCCATCACCCTTCTCCACAACGGCTGAGCCTTCTGGCTTGGGCTCGGGGGCCTCCCCCAGCTCCTTCAAGGTTTCAATGAGCAGCGTGTCCTCTTTGTCAACCTGCTCTCCCGTAGCAATCTTCGCCAGTATTTCCGTCGTCATGATACCCCTCCTGGCATCGCTATCTGTTTTCTGCCTACACGGGCATCCCGCCTCCGTGTGGCGTATTCCTCAAATCCCTTGGTCAGATCGGTTGGCTCCTGCTCCTCGGTGGGGATGCCATAGGCATGCACATCCTCCGCCGCGTGCTTGAGCCTCTGCACTGTTTCTATGACGTCCCACCTGCCATTGCTTAGTGGCACGGCCCCTGGGAAGGCGAACTCGGGCGCCCTGAACTTGTTTGCCCGCCCCATGTCCTTGCGGTATTCCCATACCCTGTCGTTCCTGACGACCAGAATGATCTGGACTCTCCGCACACCCCCACCGGGCTTCAGCCCTACGATATTCTCTTCGGATAGCCGCAGACACGGCTCATCTCCCCGCACCGAATGGGCGGTAAGGGTGAGGTCGGGCCTAATAGATTGCATCATGGCGTCCAATCTCGATGACTTCACCCTTCCGGTTAAATCGATACGCCTTGTGCGGGTTTAGCCCCAATTGGGCCAAGAACGCCATCCTCCTCTTCATGACCCGCTTAAGCTGCTCCGTAATATCTCCCAGCTCTACCTGCTCCTGAAGAGACAGGAGCCTCACAACCTTGGGGACGAGGCGAGGAGGGGGCGTGCCCCTCACACGGCCATCCACGTCACGCGGTGCTTTCCTTAGAAGCTGTACCATAGCTACCCCTTTTCTTCTTCCTCTTCAGCGTCCGCAGAGTCTCGATCTGCGTCTGTCATAAGCTGTCTGGTTAGCGTCCACCAGTTTAGCCCCCACATGACGCGGGCGAAAGTGAAGGGCTTGACCCTGTCATTCTCGTCAGGGATGGTCTTGTTCATCTCTATCGTATCTTTGTTAAAGGGCACGTTACGCTCCAGCAACCCGTGCAGCCACTTATAGGCAGGCTCCCGAAGCGAAATCGTGACCTCGGGGCTATGCCCGTTAGAGCCCGCCATGGCCTCCTCGACTCTCACAAGCGCGTTCCAGACCTGTGGCACAAACTTGCCGTCCTTCGGGGCCTGAATATCTGCCGGGATGCTGAGCATCACATCTTCGAGCAGAAGAAGGGTGGTTGCTTTGATCTTCTGCGGGCTCCGCACCGGCTCGGGGAGCTTCGCCCCCTTCCCTTCCTCAAACAGCACCCGCCCATCCTCGTCTCGCTTGTTGACGTAGAATGAGCTGCCCATAAAGGATTTGATGTCAGCAACCGGGATCTGTTTGTGAACCATGTTACCTCCGCTCCTCCAAGAGCAGTTGGAGTGCCTCGTCCTTCTCTTGCTGGCTCATTGCGTCGACACCTGTGGCCATCAAGTCCTGTATACGCCTCTGGCGCACCACTGATGCGCTTGGTTGGATAGCAATCGGTACGTGGTCGACGACCACCTTTGCCAAGTCTGCGCGTTCGCCCTCCGAAAGCTCACCAACATTAACCCTAATGTGTCGGTCAGAGCTAACCATTTTACCCTCACTATTAGCACGCCTCGCCCTTCTCCCTACGCCAATGAACCCAGGTAGGTTAAGCGCCTTGATCTCACCGTTTAGTTGCCGCTCATTTATAGCCTTGTCCGCAAATTCTTCGGCCACTTCAATCCCCTACGTGTATTCCAGTAGCAGGCCCACTACGTATAGAATGCTAATAGTGTCCGACCCGGAGGTTCCTACGCGCTCAAACTCAAACCCGACGTTGTCTCCGGCAGCAATGCCTGTCAGGGCAGCACTAACGTCAATCTCATCCAGCTGCTCAGAGGTCATGCCCCTAGTAGTCTCCGCGATGGAGTCTGAGTTTGCTTCATAGGCTTCGCCATCTGCTGCCCATTTTGTCTGTACTCGCCAAACTAGGTCGTTGGTCGTTTGGGACCAGCAAATTATTAAGGCAGATGAGATACTAGAAAACCCTGCCGGGATACGGATGGTAGATACGGCCCGTTGTACTGCGCCACTGTCTGGAAATTGAGCAACGGCGTACTCCCCTACCAGATAGGTCAAATTAGCAGAGCCACCCTCCGCAAGGTGAGGCTGGAGAAATTCTGCCGCAGGAGAAACGCCCCCGCCGCCCGCATTCTCCCAGGCTACCGTACCGTCGGCCTGGGCCGTGAGGACCTGGCCGTCCGTGCCGATGGTAAGAATCCCCATCGTCCCGGAGCCAGTACCCCTTAGCAAGCCGCCCGTGGTAATAGCTGAAATATCAAGCTCGATGCCGCCACTTTCGTGCTTCAATACGCCTGTGCTGTTCGTAAAGGCCGCCAGAGCCACGGGGTCGGCTGTGCCGTCACCGACGACTATCTCCCCGTCAGCCAGCACCGACATCGCCGTGATAGCCCCCGTGCCAGAGCCAAGCAGAATCCCGCCATCAGTGAGGGTTGTAGCGCCAGTCCCGCCATAGGTGACCGTTACCGCAGTGCCGTTCCATACCCCTGTGGCTATAGTCCCTACAGAGGTCAGGGATGAGGCGGTAACCCCCGAACCCAGGGTGGACCCAGAGAGAACGGCTGTGTTGTTAATCTGGAACGTGTCGCCGGTGACTAGGTTCAGTCCGCCCGTGTCCCAGTCGCCTATCGTTGCGCCACCAATACGGAAGTCAAGCGCCGCCGCCGCATCAATCAGAAGGTTGGTTCCATCGGAGTAGATCGCTCCGTCTTCACCAACTCCCCACGTTATCGAGTTCGCAGCACCGATACCCGAGCCGTCCCCCTCGATGTTGATCTCGGAGCCCACAAGGACGTTGAAGTTATTAGCAGCGAAGGTGAAATCCAACGCCGTAGCAATCTCTATATCAATGTCAGCGTCGCTGTCGATAACAAGCTGCGTCCCGTCCCAGTAGATAGCAGCGTCAGTGCCAGCACCTAGCGTAAGCGAACCCGCCGCGCCTTGGGCGCTACCGTCCACATCGATTGTCAGGGTCCCACCCGTCGTGATGTTGGATGTGCCGTTGTCAATGTTCCCGAAGCCCGTAGCTATGGAACCACTGTTAAGCGCTCCCACCGTCACCAGAGAGGAAAGGGTCGTCGTAGCATTGTGCGCGATCAGGAAGTCGGTACCAGCGTCATCGGTAAAATACAAGACATTCGGTGTGGCGGTATCGACCCAGAGCTGTCCGTATCCTGCAACGTCGGCAGCAGCATCGGCCTTTTCCTTCAAGAACAGCGATGCCCCGGTAGCCAAGCGAAGGTGTCCAGCGGCATCGAGTCGCATCGTTTCGGCTAGGGCTCCTGCGGCACCTGGCATCTGTTCCCACACAAAGGCCATGCCAACGTCACCAGCGGCAGGAGAAGCGTCATCTACCTCTGCATAGTACGTGGCCGCAATGGTGGCGAAGTCCACACCATCGGCGGGTAGGAAGCGGAACCTACCCACAAGGTCATTGTCATTGACTATGGTGTTGGACCCGATGGTAGCGTGGCGGCTCTTGACGAAGTCGATATTGCCAGGAGAGGTGTTAGCACTCCATCGACCTATTTGTATGGTCGTGTCTGGGACTCCCGTTCCCAAAACCTGAAGCTCGGCAAGAGTGCTCCCGGAGACTTGAGCGGTATGCCCGATGACCACCCCTGTGCCGTTTGAGAATAGCGTATCCGTGGTAGGAGTGACGGTGAGCGCACCAGAGGAGGTGGAAATAGTCTGTGGCCCAGTAAACGCAAGGTCGGCGTTTACGGTAAGAGTAGATCCATCGAAAGTGAGGTTGGCCTCGCCATCCAGCTCAGTGGTCGTGTTGCCAATAGTAACGAGACGGCTTTCCGCAGCGTTATTAAGAGCAGTAACAGCAGCGGCCGGGTTGGACTCCCACGCTGCTGTCCCATCGGCTTGGGCCGTTAGAACTAGACCGTCAGCACCAACGGTGAGGATGCCCATCACGCCTGAGCTTGTTCCAACAAGCAAACCACCAGTGGTAATGGCCGAGATGTCGGCCTCAATACCTCCTCGCTCATGTGCGAGTGTGCCAGCCGCTATCGCAGAAGCGTTGAGCGTGCCGCCAGAGTTGTTTGCAGCATGGGCATGGACAGCGTTGGACCAGCCGGTAGAAGAGATAGTGGGAGTCGTCAGGGTCTTGTTGGTCATGGTTGCCGTGACGCTATCGTAGAGGCCTAGCAGAGTGGAGACGAGGTACAGGTCAACGCCGCTGTCACCAGCGTCAATACCTGCTACATGATCGGAAGTGGTAGGGGTAGCAACGGACTTTGCCGATAGCTTGACTCCAGCCATGTGCTACCCCGTTTCATCTAAAAGGGTGTTGCTGTTTTCGTCCAGCAACTCATCGCTGTTTTCGTCCAAGAGCGCCCCAACTGGCACGCCCTCTTCACTGGACAGAGGTATGATTATCTTGCGACTCGTGTGCTTCCTAGACTTCATCGACAAGGTTTTTGAGGTCTATCCCCAACGCGGTCTGCACACGTCCCCGTTGGGCCTCGATCTCCTGCTCCAGATTGAGCACCGCCTGCTCCGCAACGTGAGCCGCTGCCGTGGCGTTGGCAGTCTCCGCATCATGCTTCTTGTGCGCAGCCGCTACCGCAGCTTCACTCGTCTCCTCGGCCTTCTTATCCCGCAATGCCTTAGCCTCGGTAGCATCCCGGACCACCGACTCGTGTTCCTTTTTTGCCACCGCTAGAGCCTCCGCCGCCTCCTTGGTGACACGGTCAAATGCCTCTTGGCTACTGGCACGGTTTCCTTGCAGGGCCACCTCAGCCTTCGCGATATCAGCCTCACGCCGAGTCGTGTTGGAAAGAGCAGAACTCCGCTCTCCAGCCAACTGCTGCTGGACAGCCCTTTTCTCCTTGAGGCGCAGCAGGAGCTCCATGCGCTCGCCAACGACCCTCTGGACTCGTTCAGTAGCGGAAAGTTCTGTCATGGTATAACCCCTATTCGTACCTGTATGTCAGTAGCCGCAACGTAGGTCGGTGTCCCCCGTGTCACGCACTGGAAATAGATTCTGCTTGCTGGGGCATAGAAGGGGAGGCCTACATTGTCCACAGACCCCAGCGAGTTGTCGTTAAACGCCTTCCAGGTGTCCACCAGGACAGCCCCGATGCAAGTCAGTAGCTCCGCATCCGTCGGGTCGAAGGCGGCATTAGTAGCGGTACCCGTAATATCTTCAGCGAAGAACACCACATCTAGGTTGGCACTCTGTTTCGCTGCGTCACGTACCACAATGCTGTGGATAGTGCCGAACCTAGGCACAACAAAAGAGTTCTTGGCCCCAAGCGCGTCGCCAGAGGCCATGATGTCAGTATCAACGGTCACATCTACGAAGGGTGATAGGTAAGCTGCTCCCATTGTGCTCTCCTTTTACCCTCGCTTGTTTTTCATGGGAGGCCGCACCAGCGTTTTCCCATTCTTTTGGGGCACAAACTCCTCAAGCCGCCTCACCTCAGACTCCAGCAGCGACACTTTCACCTGCGCCTCGCCCAGGAGTTGCAGGAGGTACTCTACTGATACTTCCATCGGCTTAGTGCAGGATGTAGAGAGTAACCGCCGTTGCAGAGACCCTGCGCCACAGCAATACCGCCGCTTCATTAGTCAGGATGGTGCTGCCAGTGTCAGCTACGGTGACGTTGGTACCCCCTGCGAAGGTAACTGTCTGGTTCCCGTCATTGACATAGTAGCTAATCACGCATTGGTCGTCGGCGGTTAGCGGAACGCCAGCTACAATGTTGGCGGCCGTGTCAGTGGTCGCAGTCCCGCCTCCTGTAGCCGATGTATGCACATTGATGCCCGCCAAGATGTCGGCGGCAGCCAGGGTGAAGTTCTGGCTATCGTCATCTACCACTGTCAGGGTCTCAGTGATGCGCCCAGCAGCCAGGTATAGACCCCCAGCCGTTACGGTCACACCCCCGGCTGTTACAGTGAGCCCGCCCGTATCAACCGTAAACCCTCCGGCGGCTACCGTAAGGCCAGAGGCGTTGACATGGCCGATGAGGGTCCCGCGATAACCGAACTCGAGACGGCTACTAGCGAGGTTCCAGTTCCATCCGTTACGTGTTGAAGAGCTTGCGAAGGCCGGCATTGATCCTGCTCCTTTCGGGTATAGCTACCCAGTTGAGAAAGGCTGTTAGGGCGATGAGGAGGGGAAGGGAAAGGGGTGCCTGCCCCTCCTCATTTACCTGCTTAGGTTAGGTGTTCGTCCAATCCCTCCACCCTCTCGCGAACCCATAGTCCACTTCGAACACACGAGCAGCGGCAGATCGGTTTTCAAACATGCAGACCGCGTACTGTTGGTCGGTAGCGGTCACGATGGCCCCTGCAAACGAGGTCCCATGCACCGCATCGCTCGTAGTAATCAGGTCGAGCTGGTCTCCCTTGTGGCCGACATAAACCTGTCCGCCACCATCCGGGTTGATCTCGGTCCGCACGATGTACCACTCGTCTGCGGTGATCGTCTCGTTGGCACGAGTACCGTTGGCGTCAGCGTTACCCGAGACGGCCCCGCCGTCGCCGCCCACCATGCGAAAGTCGTTGGTAGTAGCGTCGGTATCGAGGTTTGCACCCATCATGCCGCCAGACCCGTTGTAGGTCATGGTAACGGTATCGAACTCCGCAGGCATCACTGGGGTAGCCAGGGCCAGTGTCTCGGAAAACCCAATGTACACGGCCCCAAGGGTTGCCGAGTTGAACTTTACCCGCCACTCGGTCTCGCACCCTCCCAGCGAAGGCTGGAAAGTACCCGCAAACAGGGCACAGTTATCGTTATCGCCCGTGTCGGTGGTAAAGGCAACGATCCCGCCTGGCTCGTCGATGGTCCACTCATACGTCCCTTCGTTGACGGAGACGAAACCAAAGTTGCCGATCTTGATCGTACCCGCACCCCACGTCAGGTCGTTGTCTGGACCCAAGAAGTCGTCCCACACCCTGGTCTCGCCGAATGTTCCTCTAGTCATATCTTCCTCCTTCTAACCGTGTCCTTCCGGGGGTTAGCCGGATAGGTAAATCCCTAGTTTAGCTGGCCCCTACGCCTTATGCAGGTGCTGTAGCATCGGCTGTAATTGAGAAGAGCCAATTTCCTGAGCTTCGGAAGCCCCACGCATACTCGTAGTACATGAAGACACTGGTGCTCCCACCACCGATGTTTGGCCTCCGCAACACCTCTGTCCGCACCCCGCGGCCCTCCACCAGGATCAGGCCGTCACGAGCATAGACAAACCCCTCGGAGTCGGTGCTGGAGTCGATGGACATGTGGCCGTTCTCGTGGATCAGCACCGCTCCCAGCATCCTCGGGGCGTTGGTGTAGGAGTTTGCCAAGACATCAGCAGTGACCCCGCCGGTGATCTCGTATGTCCCCAGCGGCGCGCCCATCTCATCGTCAATATCAGCGAGGCAGAAGCCGTGGTGCTGCATGTGATACGGTCCCTCGTTCTGCTCGGTGGTATTGGAGCTGATGCGGTACTTTGCGTGGCGCACAAGGCTCGACGTGAGGGGATTCCCCGCCGTACCCAAGTCGGTAGTCGCTGTGCGTCCCTGCGTAATACCGTCGATGTCTTCCTTCCGCAAGATGGCGTTCATCCCCAACACACCACTTCGGACAATGGCCGCCGACTGTGCGATGACCCTATCGGCGGTGCGGTCTGTGTAGAGGATATGGATACCGCTATCCGTGGGAGTGATGGAAATGAGAGAGTCCGAAAGCTGCTCAGGGCTGTCGATGTTATCCGTGGTCTCAGAGACCGAGGAAGCCGTGAGCTGCGCGAAGTCCACCTCGGACCAGACATTCCCCTGGTTTTTGGGGAGAGTTACGCGGTCTACCGTATCCCTAATCCTCCCCTTCTGCTCCCTCACCAACCGTGCGCCCATACGCATAGTTGGCAAAGAGTCTGCGAGTGCTGCTGTGGTAGTTTCGCCGGGCATGTCAACCTCCTTTGTTATCTGCTGTGTTTAGCTGTGCGCGCCCCATGAGGCCGCAATTTCAAGAGCTCGCTTGGTATCGTCTACCTCTCCGTCGGCATAAGCCTTTATGAAGTCTTTCGCCTCAAGCTCCGCCTTGGCAGAGCGTGTCCCCCGGCCACTGGCAGCGTCCGTGGAAGAGGAGCTTTCGGAACCCGTCGGCGTGCTCTTAGCATCGCCATTCACCTGTGCCTGGACCTCGAGCACCCGGAGGCCCTCCTCACTGGTGATACCATCGAGATCCGTGAGCTTGATCCCTAGCTGGTCGGCAAGTTTGGTTCTTCGATCACCGAGCTTGAGTGTGGCGTTCTCTTGCTCCAAAGCAACCACACGCTCCTTAGCATCCTCAAGCTCCATGTCAGCAACCATCTGTGGGCTACCTGCGGTCTTGACAAGCCCCTCCAGTCTCTTGACCCTGTTCTCCCAAGCCGTGTTCATCTGGCTAAACTCTTCTGCCGTGACGAACTTCTTATCCTCTCCCTCGCCAGCCTGTGTCAGAGTCTCTTCAGCCGTCTTGTCTTCCGGCTTAGGTGTCGTCATGTTTAATTCTTCCTCCACAAAAGAAAGAGGGGCCAGAGATCTCTGGCCCCTCCGCTACTTGGCTGAGGCTTAAAACATAAACATAAAACTATTCTTGCGGTTTTGTCAAGCCCCCATTGCTGGCAATACGGGTTTTCACAAGCACATCTACCTGAAACTCAGTTCCCTGGAACACCCTTATGACCACCTCGCCATGGCCGGTCTGTGCAAGAATGGCCCTAAGCCCATTGATCGCCTCGGTAAGGACAAGCTTTAGCTGAACCGTCTTCGTCACCATTACTTCATGTCCCTATCAAAGAACCAGAACAGCCACTCTTCCAAGTCCGGGCTATTCTGTAGCAAGTCCTTACGATACGACTTCTGCATCCGTTCTATGAAGCGATGGGCCGAGGTGCGCTTGGAAGCAAGGGCTAACTGGAGACTGGACACAGGCAACCCTTTCGCTTTGCGTGCCATCAACTCGGCCTCTTCTTTGGCAGAGCTTTCTACCCTCGCCAGCGCCCGTTCAATGATGTCACGCCGCCCGACTCTCCCAATATGCCACTCCGCCGCCGCACGTTTATCGAACCAGTCCCCATAACCCTTGTCGTAGCCCCTGCGATACAGTTGCTCGAACTCTGTTAGGTTATGCCCCAACCACTCCCTTGTCTCGGCCCGTGTGATACGGTCATAGCCACTTAGTGTGCGCTCCTGTGCGGCAAAGAAGTTCTTCCAGTCGATATCGCCTGTGGCCTCATCCGTAAACTCCGCTATATCGACTCCAAAGAAGTCACGCATAGCCAGGTCAACACCCGAGGGGTTGTCTTCACGAATATCCTCTTCCGTCAACCCCGCGGAGGCCAACGCAGCAGGGAATACGGCGGTTCGAGCAGCAGAGTGTAACCCACGGCGTTTACGCCAAGTAAAGCCCGTAGTGCCCCCCTGGAGTCTCCGCGCATCCTCGGTTCCCTGTGATGCAATCTGCCCCTCCCGCATATCTCCCCACTCGTTCCAGAACAGTTGCAATCGACGGGCCTTCTCCCGCTCCTCTTTATTCCGAAGTGGGCGGTTCACCTGCTCATATCCATCCATGAACTGGTCTATCCGCTCCGGGTCGTAGGTTGCGGCAAGGTTCTCTTCAATAAACCTCCGCCGCATCTGACGCATCTGTGGGGTAAGGGGCTTCACTTCGTTTAAGCTCTGCCCTCGCTCGAAGATTGCCTCTACCTCCTCCATGGTCATGCCCCGCACCAAAGCGTCCGCTTCCTTCTTGGCCTGAATATAGTCTTCCCATGATTCGGGGCGGTATCTCGTAAGAGACATCTGCGCCTCAGCAGCCTTAAAAAGGGACATCCATTTCAGTGCGTCACGGCGCTGCCCCTCATCGGCCTCCGAGGGGATAATGCCCTTGTTCCACAAGAACAGATTGACCTCTCTGTCCTTGAACCGACTGCTGCCAAAGAAGCGATTGAGGTTTTCAATCCCAGGGACGTCCGCGGCAGCGCCGCCAGCTATCAAGACATTTACCGCCGTCTCGTATGCAGGGGGCATGAACTCCCCAAGGCGCAGGTCCTCCTGGTCAACAAGTGTACGTGCTGTCAGAGTAGCGGGGGCAGTGATGTGAAGCCCAGCATAGAACCCGTACCGCTCCAAGGTGTCGTTGAAGTCCAGGAGCTTCCCGTAAGCCCCCTCTTCGTAGTTGGGATAATTGCGTCGGTATGCTCTCCGTAGGCGGCCTATCATGGTGCCACGGGTAGGCATTACCTGTATGGGCATCCCAGGAAAGGGGAAGTAGCCATCGTCACTCTCTCGCCAGTAGGTCCCCTCTGGGCCAAAAGTGGCCATGGCAACGGGGTGCTGGAAACCGAGCCTCGCAAGCCGTTCCCAGACCCTTGACTCATACATGAAGAACGGGTAGATGTGCCGCGCCACATAGTCAAAGGTGGTCATGTCGTTGTAGTTGATGAAAGCCCTGTCCACCTCGGCGTTGGCTAGTTTTAGGGCCCTGTCTTTCGCGACACGCATCCTATCCTTCGGGGCACGGCGGGCCTCCTCTGCCACGCCCTCCAGGTACGTTCTCAGACCTGCCTGCTGCTCGGGTGTGGAGAAAGGGGCGTCCTTGAACACCTGCCGTATCTCATGTCCTATCTGGGACTGCTGGTTACGAAACTTGTTCCACTGATCATCAAACCGTGGGTCCCGCAGCACGCCGCCGGGAGGGTCGTTGTACCGCTCCATCATCTCCCTGGTCACACTGGTGAAGTCGTCAATCGGAAGAGACCCGCGGGAGAAGATGAGGGCAGCAAAGTCGGCATTCTCCGTTTGGAAAGCCTTGTTCAGCTCGTTGATACGCGGAATAAAGGCGTTGTACGCTGCCTCGCTTTGCTCAACCCACATCTCTGCTGCTCTAGGGTTCCTGCCGTGAAGCTGGAAGTGAAGGTCATGGGCAGCCTTGTCCGTTCTGTGCCAGTCAGCCCACGCTACCTGCTTGGCCCTAACAGCGCCAAAATGCGACTTCAATCTCTGTGGCGGCACCCCAACCCTAGCAGCAGCAGCGTGTAGTTCGGTGAGAGCATCCCCAAGTTGCTTGTCGATAATGTTTGGAATATCCCCCAACTCCTCATAGAGATTGGCAAATACCTTACGCCCTGCGACTCCAAGGCGCACCCCCTGCTCCATCAAGTCCCTACGTCCTGCACGAGCAGCCTGTTTCATAGACTGGATGGTGATAGGGACCTGCTCAGCCATATTCATAAAGTGATTGTGGGCAGCAGCGACATCTTCTGCGGTTTCGAGCGGCGTATTACGCAAGCTCTGGGTAAACCGATCAACCCTGGCACTCATGTACGCAGGACCTTCCTGAAGCCCCTTCTCGAACCGTGCTGCGGTGGCCTTCTCTACCTGGACTAGCTGTTCCTCAGTTCTCACGTTAAGATACTGTTGCCTGTCCCAAGGCGGCAACATATCAGCCTTGGACACGGCGTGAGCAACCTCTTTCTGCGTGACACGCCGAGCGGTGAAGAGCTTCATGACCCCCATGACCTCTTCAGGGTCTCCCGACGCAGCGGCCTTGCGAGTCGCATTCAAGACATGATCCCGCCACGGATTGGGAATGTTTTTAGACAGGTCCTCCACCCTAGTCAGCAAAGCGCCGGTGTCCTCAGGGGACATCTCCCCCAGAATCTTTTTGAGGTTCTTGCTATAGCTGTTCCAGTGAGTCCCCCGCTTGAGGTCTGCGGACCTACCCGCAAACATCGTCCTCAGCTTCCCGAGCATCTGCTCGTCTTCCATAAGAGGGAAATGCATCTGTCCTGGGCGGGGCTTGCCCAATACCCCCGCTGCTGTGGTTGTGGCCTCCGCGGCCCGCTTCCCCGAGCCAGTCGTTAAGAGGTCGGTAATCACGTCCTCGCCCCGGAACACATCCGCATAGTCAAATGCATCGAGGTGGTGGAGCTTTGACCCTCCCGACAACACCATGAAGGCGTTCTCCAAGTAGTTGAAGAAGCCGAAGTTAGCAAAGGTCAGCACCGACTCGGCAAATGCTCCAGAAAGCACTTCCAACCTACCGCGCCAAACAGCGTTATAGGCTGGGTCGAGGATATTATCCAGCGCCTTGCTCACAACACCATGGTTCATACGCACGGTGGCAATCTCTTGCTTGATGAGTTTCTCCTCGATATTGGCATTTCGCCGTGCGATGCGCCGCACAGCGACTTCGGGAATCTCGCTCCGCAGGCTTCTAACAATACCGCTAACTCGGCCCATGGCCCCATTCATAATCGTTTCCACTAGCTCTGTGCCCGCTTCGTCAAGCTGCGACATGCCAAGGGCCTTAATTACATGAGCCTCGGCTACCTTGCGGTCTATCTGACCCTCCAACGCCTTCTCTACCATGTCCTCCAAGCCGCTGAGTGTTTCGGCTGTCATATCATCGCCTTCAAGCGCGCCCTTGCTCTTCTTAATTCGGCGCAACATTCCTTTCTTCAAACCCGTTGTAGCAGCCTCTGCAACCTCACCACTTAGATCAGCTAACTGCTTTTTAGTCAGTTTCATACCAGCTAACTGCGCAAGCTCTCGCAGCTCATCAGGGAGAATGGTGTCACGCCGCACTACATTCAGTACGTTTCTCATACTATCCGGGAGGTCTTTCTCCGGCGTTGTAAGCATCACGTTTATGAAATCATCGGTAACAGCCGGGTCTAACATGTTCTTGATCTGGTCGTTCCCGAACTCCTCAAAGGCGTTCTTTCCCATGTTGATCGTCTCTTGGTTGAGTGCGGTGGTGCGAAACACCGCGGGTTGTGGCAAACGCCTGGAGACAGCCGCAATCCCCCTAAATGGTGCCGCAAAGGTAGCTCCTACACCACGTATGTAAGCATGCTCCATTGGCCCAAGGGCTCGGCCGGCAAGTGGTATCTTGCCCAGGAAGCCGAACCCTACAAGAGACAGGGGGTCAGTGACAACCTCGGTGAGGATTTTCTCGCCAAAGAAGAACGCTTCTCGCTCACGCTGCACCTGCTTCAAGGCACCGATAACCCGGAAGCCTCCCAAGGATTGTGCCTCGCGGAGCATCTTGTCCTGGCGCAAACGGTTCGCATGAGACCCAACACCCATTCGTCGCAGATAGGTGGTAAGGTAGAGGCTTCCAAGCTGACCAGGGGTCGTGATGAAGTCAAACCCCTTCATCATCCCACGAAGACCCGTGCTTACCCCTGACTTAATCCCCCCTCCAAGCCTACTGAAGAACCCAGGCCCTTCATCTTTGGGCTCACTGACAGGAGACGGAGCCGCAACCGAAGTCACAGGCGCCCCCCCGCGGGCCTCTCGGCCTGTGCGGGACGCTTCCTGGGCCTGGGCCAATTTCTCCCTAAGTGTCAGCCGACCACTCCCGTTCGTCATGGTGAAAACCTCCGCACCCTACCAGGAGCAGGGAACCGAGTCGTTCTGGGCCGTTGCTGCTCGCGAAGAGCGGCGGTTCTCTGCCCAAACGCTGCCTGCTGCCCGCCGCCTTCCTCAAGTTGCTGCTCGATAAAGCTCTCAGTTACTCTCCGAGCTTCCTGAGATAGCTGGAATGGCAACGCCTCGCCTATCTTTACTGTTCCACCAAGGATTAGTGTGCTCGGGTCCTGGCCCTGGTGCTCACGAAGGCTTGCCAGAACGCTCTCAAATTGCTTGGCCTGACCCATTTGCTCTATCGACACCGGCGTTGGGGGCGAAACTGCCGCTACCTGGGCCGCTTGTCCCAGCTCTATCTTCTGCTCCTCCTCCAATGCTCCCTCTGGTATATCAACAACGAAACGCTTCCTCTGCTCTGGCGTTAGCTTCTTCTCTAGTCCCTCTAACGCCTTACGGGTCAACTCCTCAGTAGTGAGACTAACCCCAGCCTCACCAGCAAACCTCTCCTGTTCCCTCAACAGATCGGCCATATCGAGACCAAGAAAATCAGTAGCAGCCTGGAGAAGCTGAATACTCCTGGCAGCGCTAAAGCCCTCGAGGAAAAGCTCATCCTGTTTGGCCTTGAATATGTCCTGAGCCTCCTTCGCCTCTTCAAGCAACATCTGCCCTCCGCGTTCCCCAGCAGAGCTTTCAGCAAGGGCTGACTGCTGCTCCTCGATGACCTGAAGGATAGCGTCTTGCCAGGAGAGAGCACCCGAATCGATACG